GATGACAGTATGATAGTTAATGGAGTATTTAAGAGTAAGAATCAATTTGTAGAAGAATGGAACATAGAGTAATAAATAAAGAGAGAAGTATCCTGTTTGTTAAGGGGAATCCGAAGAATCAATTTTGGAGAACATACCTTCTTGAAAACCACCCTCTTTATACCGGAGATGACACTGTGAGGGGTGGACTTATTGATGATCCTGATAGTATTTCTTGGGATAGTTGGTTAGGTTCTGATGTGATTGCTGATAAGTCTAAGATATTAAACGGCAGTAGAATCGAGGGATATTTTGAGATTAGAAGCAGTACTATATCTAACTTAAGTATTACAGATGTTAATCCCAATACTACTCCCAGAATTTCAAACTTAATCAAAAACTCTACCTTAAACTTTCATGCACCTGTTGGGATCTATATAACTAAGGAATCTATTATTGTAGGAACTTGTATTGATGGGTATGTAGATATAAGTAAAGTTGCGGGATTAGATTTAAAGAATAGCTGCTTAACTGGGAATATAGACCTTAGGAATTGTCGTGAGTTTTTAGAGTTAGAGGACTGCTTTTTTAATGGTAATCTAATCTTTGAGTGTGGTAATTATAAGTGGGAGAACGCTAAGATAGAAGGGAATAAAATAATTAAATAGCAATGGAAAAATATATAGGACCGGGCATAAAGATTAACTTAGAGAAGGGAATAGAGTTTTACCATGTAGATTCTGATAGTAGATTTGATATTTACCAGATTTACAAAGATGATGGAACAGTAGGAGGAAAGGTATCGCTGGGAGTAACTTTAGATGAGAGTTCGTGGATAAGTGAGGGTGGATTAGTAGTTAATCTAAGTTCTAAGAAAATCCACATAACTAACAATTCAAATATCAAAGGTACTATTATGTTAGATGCAATGGAGGTTTGTTTGGATATGGTTATAGTTGAGGTAAAGAGTGAGATAATTAGTAGTGGTGATGCTCAGTTTGGTAAGATTAAGTTGAGGGATTTAGTTTTAGGTAGAGCGTCCAAGATTGAATTAGTAGGTGATCTAGGGAACTATATAGCAAGTGATTTTGAGATTGATATGGAGAATGTGAATGTTGAAGGGAACTCTACTCTCAAGTTACGTAATTATGGATCGGTGAGAGATTTGAAATTAACCGAATCCTCTGCATTAGTTATAGACAGTGTGAAGTTCTCAATAAATAATGTAACTATAGGGCAGGCTAATTTCATCAATATCTCAGAGTTTAATACTTTATTTATCTCAGATCTAACAGTAAAGAGTAATCCTAATCTAAACTTAAATCACCTCACCTTCAATGCTCCAAGTGCGACTATCAAAAATAATAACTTAATCATAGCAACTATTTTAATCAAGGGAAGGGCGTACATTCGTAAAAATATGGAGGATGAATACATAATATATGAAAACGAAACATGGGAAAACCAAAGTACATAAAAAATAAAGAAGAAACCCTGCAATACTTAGAAGAAAATATGGGGTTATACAGGGTTTATATGCTTCCAAAACATCCGTCAAAATCTTTCGTGAGTGGAACTGGGTTAATTAAGGGAGGATTAGTAGAGAGCATGGACACCTTAAGTTACGACTCTTGGATAAGCCAGAATGTAATAGTAATGGATAAGGAGACTCGAATATATAGATCAATCATAGAATCTCAATCATCAAACTTAGTAATAAAAGAGAGTCAGATTAATGGGCTTGAGGTTTCTTTAGACTGTAAATCTCTGTATGGAGCACTTATATCAAATTCTCACATAAACCTTACTACAGCACACTTAGGTTACCTTAGAGGACTTAAATTGACTGATTGTTATATAGACGGCAGCTTGACTACTTCTGGATTATTTAAGTTAGAGATGAGAGATACTAGAGTTGTAGGTCAGTTATTTATAGAGGGTAATATAGATAGTGAAGCTGATGACCCTTTGATAGATGTGGAGATTAATAACTGTAGCTTTGAAGGGATTAACAGTATAGTGAGAATGTTCAGGGATACAAGGATGCTTACTTTTGAGAGGGAGAGTTATACTGGAGTTAATTTAATAAAGGATTCACATGAGCTTGATAAAAATAGACAATAAAGACAAAATTAACCACCTAGGACACGCCTTATACAGAGTAGTAAATGAAGCCACTGGAAAGAGAGGAGGCTATGTATCTAAGGAGGTGACTATAAGTGATGATTCTTGGGTTGAGTATGAAGGTGCGGTTATATCGGGAAATGGAGGTAAAATCTTCTTAACTGACGGAACTACAATAGAAGGAACCTTAGAATCTCACAGCCAAGTAACTAAGGTAAAACACTGCTTCTTTAGGGGTGTGGTAAAAGTAATGGAATCTGAGACTTATACAGCTGAGTTTGTGGATTGTAAGACTATTGATAGAGAGTGTATAGTAACCATAGTAAACCAAGATGATGACAACCCTATTCAGTACTCAGATAACTTGTATATAGAAAACTTACTTATGTCTGCCAATACCGAGCTTACCCTTTCTCCTTATGGTAGTGTTTCACGTGCAACATTGTTTAGCCGAGGTATTTTCTCTATAGGCTCTTGTGGGAAGTTTCTTGTAAGTGATGTAACTGTAGGTGAGAGGTGTGCATTTTATGTTAATGGATTCTCTAGGGTGGGTATTTCTAATTTAACAGTGGAGCAATCCTTTGATAGAGCTTGTTATAGGGATTTTGAAGTTAGAGGTTACGGTTTAGTTAATTACATGGGAAGCTGCCTAATCTATAACACTAAGTACGATGATGATGGAGAGAAGGCTAAGATAATAAGAGTTGAAGAGAAAGATATGGATATAATAATAGAAAATGCAGTACGACGCGATAAATGATGAAAAGACCCTCGGATTTAAGAAGGATTTAATTACAGGGGTTCTAGGTGATAATTACTATTCAGACACCTACCGAGTTTATATGCTCCAGAATCACCCTTTATTTGAAGTTACTAAGAAGGAAGATAGAGTAGGTGGTATGATTTTGGATATAGAAACTTTAGACTCGACTAGCTGGATTAGTAAGGGAGTTGAAGTTAATGGTCTAGTATCTAAGCTCATTAATTCTGTTCTGATTCATACTAACTTAGGGAAAGGAAGATTGATGGTAGGAAGAAATGTAAAGATGACTAATTGTTATATAGAGTCTGGAAGTCCGGGAGATGCAGTTATAAGGAAGTCCGAGATAGAGAATGTTAAGATTATACGGAATGGTGCAGGAGTTAGTATTAAAAAGAGTAAGATAATAGATGGAAGCTTTGTTAGTACGAGTTTAAGGACAGATTGGGGCTTAAGTATAGTTGAAAGTCAAATTGTCTCTTGTAATATTATACTCCACGATTGTTACCTAAGTCTTAATCAAATGAATCTCTGGAATATGGATGTAGTTGAATCAGAAAGAATTTTGACTAATGCGGATATTGAAGAAATATAGAAAGCAGAAACTCAGGATCATAAACAAAGGTAGTAAGATAGCTGAGGGGTTAGATTTAGAAGAGTTTAACAAAAGGAGTCAGCCTTCTACTATGATTTTGATTAAGAGCCAGGTAAACGGTAATATAGAGACTCACAACGATATCATATTTGAGAATTGTAAGATAGGTAGAGTTAAGAGTTTCACAGTAAGTTATAGTATAGAATCTTCACCTGTAATCTTTAGGAATTGTATCTTTAATGATGACTGTGAGGTGTATATTGAAACTGGTGAAGGGACATACTTTGAGATAAACAATTTAGAGATGAATGTTGAAAGCATACTTATCCTAAAACCTATGAAATCCTGTATAGTAGATAATATGAGGATAGAGCTTTACGGTGAGTTCTGTAGTTCAAATAATGCAAGTAATATAGTGATGAGGGACGTAGTAATAAGTAGAGATGCTTTAGTTAATCTTCAGTACGAATTTAATCCTAACATAGTTTACCTCAATAATGTACACTTTGGCGATGACTCTAGGTTTTTAGTAGAAGCAGGTCAAGTTAGGAGTTTATCTATGGTGGATGTTAGAGTTAGACCTTTTGCAGAGATTGTAGTAAAGAAGCATACCGAATTAAAAGGAGAAACACTAAATGGAAACATTACGATTTAAAAAGCTGCTAGATAACCACTACATCGTTTACATGACCAAATACCACCCTTACTATTATCGATATCTGAATGCTAAGGAGGTTGAAGGTTATGGAATAGAAGGTGGGAGAATAGATAATCCAGTGAAGATAGATAAGTACTCTTGGATTGATATTGGAGTTGATGTTAGGAATTCCACGATAAAGAGATCAATTATAACTACGCATCCCTTTAATACATCTCTCTTAGTATCAATCTCGGACTGTAAACTTGAGAATTGTGAGATAAAGTGTAGCGATTCCTCTTATATCTTTAACTCGAACTTGGAAGGGGATTTTATTGAGGCTGATGGGAATACGGTTGTTTTAGGAGATTCTTCTATTAATGGAGTTTTTCAATATTATAATCCTTCATTCGATTTAACTATAAAAGAATCAAGTATATCGGGAGTAACTAGGATGGTAAATGTTTGCAGGAATATAGCTATCATCAATTCAAACTTAACAGGATCACAGAATTTTACACCAAAGTCAGATGATGGAAAGGTAATTAAGAGTGATTTCCTTGTGATAGAAGATGTGTATATAGCTGAAGATGGAGTAATATCGTTAGACCAAATTAATGAGAAAAAGTATGTTAGTAATTGATAAGAATGAAAGTAAGGAGTGGGGAGATCTAATTCTTTACCGAGCGATTGATGAAGATACTGGAGAGAAACATGGATGGGTTACTGAGAATATTATACTGGGAGAAGGTTGTAAGATAGAGAAGGAGTGTAGGGTTTATTCAAAGTCTCTAAACGGTGTAGTTCATTTGTCTGATGTTGAGATTACAGGTATGTCGGATATAGGAGTTAATTCAGGCTTTTTCTACAGGTGTATCTTCTCTAAAAGCTGTATATGTGACTTTGGTGAAACTGCAGAAGTAACTAATTGTCATATATCTGGTAAAATTGAAGTTATAGATGAAGGAGGACTTAGAGTAAAGATGGATAATGTGCAAATAGGACACGGCACTCTCTTGGAATCTGGAGATGGGGTAACTATTCTTAATTCATGTTTCGCAGACAGTTCAATAATTAAAATACAACCTCAGATGGAGCTCCTAATGAATAACGTGAATATAGGTTATAAAAGCGTGTTACGTATAGCTACAGCAAATAACTTAACTATAGATAATATAACCATAGGGGAGAAGTGTAGGGTGGAAGTAGATAAAGGAGAACTAACCTATGCAGAATCTATAGTTGGAGAAAGAATTAATGACAATGAGCAGGTTGAGTTTACGGGAGATCAAGAGTAGCGGCAAGGTCTCAGATAATGTTATTCTAGATGATGGCTCTTGGGTTGAAGAAGGAAGTGAGGTTATTAGCAGTGATCCAAGTAAAGTAGTAAACCTCATAAACACAGTAGTTAAAGGGAATTCCATATTGTGTATAGATTCAGGAAGCTTGGTTAATTGTGAGTTTGATAAAACTAAAGTAACGTTAAAAGGGGCTGATGTTGTAGAATTTAAAGATTGTAAGATGGTCAATAAGTCAGATATTTTTAAGGTTAGGGGTATAAACAAGGCTGAACCAAATCTTAGGCAGAGGTTTCACAAAGTTGAGATGAATAATGCTTCTATAACTTTTCCAGATGGTGAGCTTTTATGTAACAACTTAGTAATGAGAGATAGTAGCCACATACACCTAGAAAACCCACAAGATATTATAATTAGTGATGTAGTAATGGATATAGATGCTGAAATAGAAATAGAAGGGAATCAAAACCTAACTATAGCTAATGTAGATCTTAGGGAGTATTCGAGCTTGAAAATAAAGACAAGTGGAACTAAAGAAGCTGCAAGTGTGGACAATCTTATAGTTCAACCATGGAATACAAAAACAGTTAAATTATGAACGATATAGAAAATGTCACCTTTGAGAATTGTGTTATAGGTGTGATAAAGTCATTTGAAGTTATTGGAAGCGAAGACCTAAAGAATCCCATCGTGTTTAAAGATTGTGTATTTGAGGATGGAGTTTCAGTGGAGATCAAAGTTAATCCTGATAGTATAGTAGAGGTAAATGGACTTAAGATGCGTGAAAAAAGTAATTTGAAGGTAAGAAAGGCATTAGATAAACTTCAAATAAATAACGTCTGCATAGGCTTAAGATCTACTTTAAATTTAAACCCAAGAAATGAAACCGAGACTGAAGCATCTTTTACTAATTGCTGGGTTCTAAATGGATCTACTTGGACAATACTAGAGCCCCTAACTTATAAAAATAGGCAGATTGATGGAGATATAGTGTCGGCACTAGAGGAGGGAGGTTTCAGGATAATCTAAACAAACAAAATTATGAGCAACAAAGAAATAAAAGTAAAACGAGAAGAAACAGTAGACGGTAAGACTTTAAAGAGAATAGAATTACCACAGGGGGGACTTGGAGGTTTAGTAGAGTTCCCGGAATTAATATCACCTCTAAGTTTCATATCTCCAAACTGCACAATCATAGGTAAAGTAGAAGTAGACGCTGGTGCAACAATAATGGATAACTCTAAGATTGAAGGAGAAGGGTTTATAAGTTCAAAAGCAGTTATTCAAGGTACTAAAATCAAAGGCACAGTTAATATAATAGGTGCTGCAGTTCTCCAAGGTTGTTTAATGGAAGGAGATATTAACTTAATGGGTAGTGAGATTAAGGATGGGGCTATATGTATTAGAAAGAGTGATATAATGGGGGATGTGTATATTAAAGAAGGGGTTAGGCTTAATAAGTGTAAGTTTGAAGCTAATTTAGAGTTAAAACCTTCTGTAGAGCTTATTAAAACCGAGATATCAAATAATGGAGGTACTTGTGGAGTTTTGGAAGTTAATACACTTAAGAACTTACAGAAATATGTCCTAGAGGCAACTAATATGTTCAACCAAAATGTAACTGAGAATGAAAATGACTAAATATAAAATAGTAGGGAAGACCTTAATTGACACAACTACAAATGAGGTAATAAAGGGAGTGAAGATACTAAATGCAACGAAGGATATGTTTATAGGGGACAATGTGTTGTTTGGACATGAGGTTGAAGTTACTCTCTCTGAATCAGCTAAGGTTGTAGATACTTGGTTTGAGAAGGGTTGTAAGGTAGTGATAACAGATGATGCAGTAGTAATTAATAGTGAGTTCCTACCTTCAGAAGATTCAGTTATAAGAGTGGCTAGAAATGCTAAAGTATATACCTCAACTCTATGCGGGGATATTAAAGTTATGGGGAATACGGTAGTCAAGAATAGTGATATTAAAGTTCCATTCTTAGCTCTTAGACTTGATAATTTTGTAGAGAACGTTAATTTTGTCAGTGATTCTCCAGAGGCTTGTCATGCATTCGAAAAGTGTTATATTAAAGATTGTGAGATAACCTACAGTAACGATCCTGATGACAACAATAAGTATAGGGGAATCCACATGATAGAGAGTACTTTGATAGAGGTTAAGAATATTGGGGTTAGGTTTCCAGATTACATTAGGAGAGCGATGTTGATTGATAAAGTACTGGTTGATGGAGAGAAGATAGAAGATGATACTATGGAGGTTTTTGATTCTAAGTTAACAGATGCAGAAGATAATGAAAGTAATTGGTGATCCCAGTAAGATGTATAAGAATAACCCTGTATGCTTTGATGAAACTATGGTTGGAGCTGCAGGGGTTACTATTTCTCCAGATTCATTCATAAGTGACCGCTCTTGGATAGCTCCTTCTGATCAATCTTTTGTGAAGTATAGTGTAGTTGGAGATAATATATTCTACTTAGATGGAAATTTAATAATGGACAAAGGATCTGAGTTTAAGGGGAGTTTATTTTCAAGAGGTAGAGAGGATTCAGATTTACGATTATACGATTCTGAAATCAATGCAAATGTAGCCCTAGATGATAGATCTTATGTTAGCCTGTCTCATAGTCGAGTAGAGGGGAATCTTGTTGTATATGGTAGTGGACAGCTTCATTGCCTCAGGGTGAATATTTTCGGTAATGTAATAATCGATCTTCCTGAAAAATATGCCATAAACTTAGTGGATGTAGAGATTCATGGAGATTTGATTTTAAATAGTGAGAGTTTCTTATACATGGCGGGCTGTTTACTTCACGGATACAACACTATAGTTAAGAAGGGAGGTGGGGATTTAAGAATGGAGAATTGTCACTATAATAACTCTGGATACAACGAATATCATATAACAAAAGATACAAAATGGACAGAGAAGGTAACAGAGAGCAAACACATTTAGTTGACAAAGGTTGGTACTATTTAGACAAAACTATACCTAGTGGCGAGTCTAAAGATTGTTTTGCTGCTATTGATAAGTCTACAAATTATGTTATGGGATTTTTCTCAGAGTCAGTTAAAGTAGAAAAGGGAGCGAAGATTAGAGATAGCTTACTGTATGGAGAAGTGTTTGTAAGTAAGGATTCAACCGTGCTTAATAGTAACATCGGCAATCCTGAGGGTGAATCTATAGTAATCATTCAAGGTAAGTCTAATATTACATATACTACTATCAGAACCAATATTGTTAGGAGGGATTCACAGGTATTTATTATTGACTCTAAAGTTGAACTGGCTACATTTAGAGTTAGACCTGGGACATTAACAATAAGAAGTTCTACAGTAATCGGTGTTAATCCTCCCTCAATTACAACAGACATAGGGCAAGTTAATAGGTTTCTTGATAGTGGAATTATTGTTGACTCTCTGGTGTATTTAGGAAACAACAACAACCTGAGTATAGGGAACTTTATCATTAGCAATAGCAAGGTTAATTTAGATATTTTAGATGAGCGATTTCAGAGATCTAGAATAATTAGTAATGTAGATTGTATGAGGAATCTTAACCTTCCAATCAGCTTGCCAATAATCAATAATAACTCGATAGGAATATGATGAAACTAGACTTAGAAGATAGTAAAGTAGTTGATGGAGTTACAGTTTATAGATTACTTATAGATGGAAAACTCTGGGGACATGTAGAGAGTTTAAAGAATGTAGGTTCAGAAGCTAAGGTTGTAACAGGATGTGTAGTTATGGGAAATGCTTATGTAGGTTCAGGGCATATAAGGGGTGATTCTAAGATAAGCGGAAATGTTCAAGTCTTAGGTAACTCTATCATAAACAACTCAACCTTAACTGGGAATGTGCAGGTAGATGGTGGAAGTTTAATAGACAACTCATCAATCTCAGGAAATGTAATAGTAGCTGTAGGAACTAAGGTTGAGGATTCGATAATAGAAGTTGAAGATGGAGCCTTAATACTTTCAGATGATACTTATGTTGGGAATAGTTGGCTTACAGAGTCAGGAGTTTACGCAGAGTTCAACATAAATAAGATTAACGAAAAACAAGAGGAATCATGACAGAAGAAGTATACATAAATCCGGACGAGACTCTAAGGTTTATTAAGGAAGAGCCCGAACTTTATAGAGTAGAGATGCTGCCTAAACACGAATTATATAAAGCAGTTAAGGATAAGTTTGGAGGTAAAGTGGGAAACCCTAAATGCTTGGATTCTAACTCTTGGATAACTTCTGGGGTTCACGTTTCAAGTAGTTCAAGATTACATGGTACACAAATATACTCTAAGGCTAACGGATTATTAAGTCTTGGGTCTGTACATATAACTGATAACTCTACTTTGATGGATTGTGTTATAGACGCTAGTGAGTATTTTTACAATAAGATCACTCTAAGTAACTTGTCCGGCTTAATAGTAATAGGTACAGCGGAGGAGTTTTCTACAGGGATTGAATTAGGAAGTGTTAGTATGATTGGGTGTATGTCGATTAGTTCAATAGGAGGAAGGCTTATTAGAATAGTCAATGTAGATGCTTCAGGAGTACTTAGGATAGACTTAGCTCGTAATGATGGATCCGTAGTTGAAATCACAGACTCTATCTTTAATGGGAATATAATATTAGACATAGATGCACCTGATTGGAATTCCCATGTTCATATAAAGGATTGTGGATTTTCAGGTAACCTAATTGTAGATGTAAAAGAAAGCTTAGAGAACAAATGGCAAAAATAGAAATAGATCAGTATGACACTATAGAGTACAGAAACCATAAGGACGAAAACTTAGGTCTCATCTATAGGGTAATTAATAAAGAAACCAAGGAGAAAGGAGGTTATATAAGTTTATCAGTTAGGCTTGGTGGAAATAGTTGGGTAGAAGAAGGAGCTGTTGTATTCCACGTTAATGAGACTAATCCAGGTACCACTTTTAACTTAAACGACACAAGAGTAAAGAGGGGTTCGGTTATTGAGTCACGTAGAGCTTCAGTACTTATTGGTTGTGAGGTAGATGGAGTTTTACATATAGGAGTATCAGAAGACTTTGCACTAAATGACCCCTTGATCCCTATAAAATTAGACAACGTAAGGATTAGAGGAGGAAGTAGCTTAAAATTATTTAGTGGAGGTCTAATTGATGTAATAGATATGTGCTTAGAGAAGGAGGCTATGGTGGAGATTACTGATTTTGAGTCGATAATAATAAATGATGTCTACCTTGATAATTCTGACTTAGGTTTAACTGGACACGATGAGTATGTAACTGGATTAATGATAGATGGGTTTGGGTTATCCTCTGCTTGTCTATTTCAAGGTTTGTCGTTATATAGAGGTGTAGTAATTAGTGATGTTCATTTTAGTGGAGAGGTGGATATTAAGTTAGAAGAGAGATTTAGAGATCATGAGATGGGGAACTTATTAATGACGGGAATAAGATATCCAGAAAGCTCTAAAGAAATCAACATAATCCTAGACGAGAAGAACATAATAATAGACAAGATAAGATGAAAAATATAGCAGAGGAATTAAGCAAAGAACTCCCAAAAGAAGCACTCCAACCTATTCCGGGAAAACCATACCTAACTTCAATAAAAGGGATATATGTAACTGAGAGATTTAATGAGGTATTTGGAGTTGGAGGTTGGAGAGTTAAGGTAGAATTTGTGGAGAGAAAAGATGAGGCTGTTGTAGTAAAGGTTATGTTTGAAGTTCCAGACAAAGGTATCTACTATGAGTGCTATGGAGGGAATAACAATAAAGACCTTGGAGATGCGTATAAAGGAGCTACAACAGATGCACTAACAAAGATAGGGAGTTATTTAGGAGTGGGTTTAGAAGTGTTTAAAGGTAAGGTAAATCTAATCTCCAATGACGACTTAAAGAGAAAGATTAGCAGCTATAAAACAAAGAATGACTACCAAGAGCTGAAAATGTATTCGTTAACAGATAGTCAGAGAGAGTTTGTAGCATCACAGTTTAATAATTCTAAAAAGTAAAGTTATGGGAATGTCTAAGGAATACTTTACGCAGCTACAGGACGAGTTTGCAAATAGGGTAGCTATGGTTGAAGAAGGGTATTTATCACCACTAGATGCAGCACTTGAGTTTAGAAAGGAGCAGGAGATGTTTGAGGAATTGATAAAGAGTCGTAAGGATTGGTGTAACACTTTTTCAACCCAGATAGCAAATGAAGCAAGTGATTATGGAAGTGACGGGTATAAGGGTTATAAGTTTGAGAGTAGAGTTAACACAAGATATGACTTTACTGAACTAGAAAAATGGGCTGAATTAAATAAGAAACTGAAGGACTATGAGGCTATGTGTAAGGAGAATTATAACAACCCTAGATACAATGGAGAGGAAAAACCTAAAGTAATCCATTCAGACAGACATTTAAGAATCAGTAAAATCAAAGGGTATGGGAAGGATAGAGAAGAATGAAACATGCACACTAAATAATAGTCTCACACTCTACAGATACTATAATGATGATGGAACTACGGGAGGTTGGGTTAGATGTGAAGAGAATGTGGTGGATAGTTATTTAGGAGAAGATGTGCATATAATAAGTGAGGAGGCCAGGGTTATAAATTCATCTATCTACTCTAAATCTATAATACAAAATGATACAGTAATAGAAGGGTGTGGGATAGGTAGGATTAATGTAACTGGAGAGAGTACTGGAATTAGGCTTATAGGCGTTAATTTAATTGAGGTTATGTTTGCCAATTGTGAGAATGTAAGTATTGTCGAATCTGGTTTTAAGGAAGAGGGGATTAGATTTGTAGATGTTAAAAGTTTTCTAGCTAATAATTGTAACTTCTTATCTAATGGGGCTATAAAGAATTGTAAGAATGTTGTACTAGTAGATTGTGAGATTAAAACAGAATTAGATGACGTTAATACTTTTATAGCTGTAGATAGCGAATCAGATAGAGATGGATTACGTACATTTAGTGAAGAGTGGATCAAAGTAATAGTTGAGAATTATGAACACGACTAAGTTTTTAAGGTTACTACTAGAAGATGAAGATGTAGGCTTAACTGATGAGGATTTAGATCTTAGTTGGGATGAGGCTTCTTTATTACACTCTGCATTTACTAACTGTTTTATAGATTGGACTAGAGAGGATCTTTTAAGTTGTTTTAATGAGGATACCCAGCTAGTTACAGAGGATGAGTGGACTAACAATTATTTCGTGAAGTGTAAAGGCGAGATCAAATATGGTCCAGTTTTAGATATTAATAGTGTGTTCATGGCGAGTGATGTTACATTTTTAGGGGAGAAATACTATAAAAATGTCTTCTCTAACCTCACTATCATTAATTCTAAAGTTACCATAAGTAATCCTCTCTTATCCAGCTGTTACATCATAGGAGAATCTTCTGAGGTAAGTATAATAAATAAAACAGGGTCATCAGGGCATTGGGGAAGAGAACATTTAGAGTTAGCTTTCTACCAGTCCTCGGATCCCTATAAAGGTTGTAAATTCAATATGACCTCAGAAGTAATGGATGACTACCTAAAAGAGATACACATAACCTTCTTCTCAGACTGTGATAACTCTAAGGTGGTGATAGATCTTGAGGAGTACGTAGGTGTGAAGAAAGTGAATATTAGTTTTGGGGAATTGGCTAGGGATAATATGATAGAGCTAATAAATGTTTCAAAAGACGTAAAAGTGAATGTAGATGGTGATGGAGTGTACAAGAATAAGACCTTAGTGAATGGGAAACTTACTCCTAATCCAATTTATTTAGCGTGTTAGAAGTCATGAAAGATACAATGAATAAAATAGCCTTAGAGTTAGAAGGAGTTAATATGGAGGATGTTATAGGTTTCAACAAGCACCATAGATTCCAAACTGACTGTGACTGGGTGAATTTATATGTACTGCAAGTTAGGGGTATAGACTGGAGAAGTGGTAATGGTTTTGTAGAGCGGTGTTTCAAAAGGGCTAAGACTCTAAGGAAGTACAAAGGTCTGATGAAGATTAACTGGAAGGGAGATTATGAGGTGAGCCAGGACACTAAACCGCTGAATGACTTAGAATTAATTGGATCAGATGCAGCTATTAAGTTTAGTGATTATATACGAGAACGAAAGCTTAGGACAGTTAGTTTAGTTGGTTCAAAGGTGTTAGTTAATCATTTATTCGCAGCGTCTAGGTATGAGATAAGAGAAGGGTCTAACTTAACTGTAGAAGGAGAATTTAAACCAAAGCCGGGGAGTTATAGTGGCTTAGAGGTTACCTTTTCATCTACAAGTGGAATAGTGGGTAGTACCTTTGAGTTAAGTTCTAAGGTGAGAACTGATGTTCAACTGGTTCTAAAGATAACAATGTACAGTTCGAATAATAGAGTGAAATTAGATCTAAGTAAAATTCCAAATGCCCAGGTTAATATTCTGTTTTACAATACATCTGGAGGATCTCATATAGCTAAAGATAATTATGTTGAGATTATTGGAATGAAGAATGAAGGTAAGCTAACTGTAAATACTAACAAAGAAAATTCAAATACAGTAATAATAAATGGAGAAAAATGGACAGAGAAAAGCTGGTTAAGATAGTTTTAGAGAGTGAGGAAGATTTGGATTTAGGGGATATAAGAATGTTGCAAGAAAAAGATATCCCTGATTCCCTCTTCATTACTGAGCTTAACACATTAGCCGGAGATTTAGATTGGAGCATTGGAAGCCCAGCTAGTGAGTGTTTTGAGGAGAATGAAATAATTAGGTCTCCAGATTCTCCTCTCTATACAGGCTATCATCGAGACACTTCAAGGGAGGTTGTTAGGTTTGTTAACTATAGGGGTGAGTTTAAGGATTCAGTTCTAAAGACGAGAGATAAGGCAATAGAGTTTAGAGCTTCTGATGTGATTATTCCAAAAGACTTCAATGACTACAAACCGAAAATTAAAACTTGTGGTAGTAAGGTTGTGTCTAATGTGTATGGGGGTTTTACGGAGTGGTTAATAGATTCTAACAGTGATGTGAAAATTGTGAATCTTAGTAAAACTTGGAGTTCAGTTGATAATATTGTGATTTCAGTAATTGGGGATAATTCAGAAGTTTTGTTTAGTAATGAAGTGTCCCTAGAGTTAACTAATATTGAAGTTACTTTGGTTTTATACGGAGAGAATAATAAGGTAGTAATAGACATGAATAACTTTGGAATAAAATCTGGAGTAAATTTAAAGAAGATGTCCATTGCTAAGAATAATGAAGTAACAGTTAGACATATGGTTCCAGAGTTTGTTGTTAAGACCGAAAAGAACTTCACCTACAATAATAACACACTGAAAATAGAAAGAATACATGATGACTAAAGAAGAATTATGTAGAAGGGTTGCAGAGCTTGAGGATATTCGGATGTTTATTGTAGATGAGATTTCAGCAACTTCTAACTTAAATGATGCACTGAAGGTTTTTAGTAAGTATGATGGTGGAGAGGTTAGTAAGTTGTTTGGGGAGAATGAAATACTGATTTTAGACGAAGAGGGAGGTAGAGATTGGAAACACTGGAGAGCTTTTAACTATAGACGGCCGGAGATCAATCTTAATAATGTTTGGAGTAAGTATTTTGTGTTCTTTGGGAGTGAGACTGTAATTAAGGATGCATGTTTTAGTGAGTTTGTAGCCCTTGGATTATATGACAGTAAAATAACGGTATACCTTAGCGACAACTCCAGATCTCACCACTATAACCTTGAAATTGGCAGTGAGCTTAATATAGTAAACGCCGCTAATCTTATGCCGAATTATATTAGTTTTGCAATGAATGATGAGAGTAAGTTAACCTTCAGATCAAACACTGCACCCTTAGATGACTTTAGATTAGCAATAGATATTCACACTCACAATGCTCAGGTTGATGTAGATATCACTAAATTCAGAAAGGGGAAAGTGGAGTTGATGATGGAAGGGGAGTGTAAGGGTTGTAAGATAAATATAAAAGCAAAACAACCGTATAAGTCAGTGGGTTTATCGATTAATGGTGATAGTGGAACGTGGGAAAATAATGAAATAATAGTAAATGGAATCAGACAAATTAAAAGAGAAGATAATTGAAGCCCTAGCAGAAGATGATAGTTTAGACGAGTATGTAGAGATTGTCCGAAATGTTAAAAGTGTAGAGGATTTTGGAGATTTCTTAGAGCGGCTTATAGGTCTCAGTTATTACAAGTTAAATTGGGCAAGGGGTGGACATTTAAGTAGTTGTTTCAAGGAGAATTATAACTATCTTAACCGCAACCCTAATGATCCTGTAGCTTACTTCTTTAATTATAGTAGGGATATTCCAGAAGCTATAGTGAAAGAAAGTGGGATTATGAGAGTTAGGGCTTCTGATTTGAAATTTAACTACGATGCAGCGACTCAAGTGAAGTATTTGGATATGTCTTACAGTGAGCTTCAAACTAATAATATTAACCTATCTGAGAAGTATTTGTTTGAAGACGAAGCTGAATGTATTATAGAAAATGAATGTAAGTATCTTTATCACAATAAGCTTTTCTTCGAGTTTATAGGTGGTGGTAATAAATTAAAAGTGAAGTCTAATTGTAAGATTTTCAATAAGCGGGATATAGTTATAATACTAAACGGTCAGGGGAATAAGGTGGACATTAATCTTTCTAGTGGAATCAAGACTATAGAAGTTCAAGTTGAGAATAACAGTAAAGATAATATTGTCCACCTAAACGTTCCTGACCCAGATGATGTTTTTATAATTAAGACCCCGTTTAGTAAGAATAGAAACAAAATAATAGTCAATGATCAGGAGAGATAAGATAATACGAGAGCTGCTGCAAGACGATAATTTATATTTGCCTTTTGTTAGGGAGCTTGAGAAGAGAGGTTTTGATTATAGCTTTGCCTCCCTTTTACTTCAAGTTCCAAAATGCGATCTATCCAAAGTTTATCCATATTTTAGCGAGAATTTTGTTACGTGGGAGATTTCTATGGTAGTTCCGAGTAGTATCATGATTAACCACAATGGGCACATCTCAGATATAACTAAGTTCTTTGCTGAGGATCTTATTAAGTCTGTATCTTCGCTCTACATTCATAATAGTAACCTTCAGAGTATTGGTGGATATAGAAGTTGGTTTATAGAAAATTTCCTGTCAATTAGGGATAGTTACGTAAAGCTCTGGGATCTAAATATTGCAAGGAAAGGTTATTGTTTAGCGGGTGACTGCGAATTAGAGATAGTTAATACCAAACCTGCTATAGCTGCTCACTCACTAGAATTCAGAATAGTAAGATCTAATAATACCCTTAACTTATCTTCCAGTGTCCCAGTTGAGCCTAAAAGTTTTAAGATACTGGTGGACTTTAGGAGTGATTATGTTAAAGATAGTAAAGTAAAAATAGATATGGAGAATTTTAAAGGGTGGGGATTAGAGATTAACTTTAATAGGCACTGTGAAGGTAATGAAGTCAAGATAGTTAATGTTGAGGATGAAAGATATGTAGAGGTTAACTATATTGGTGAAGCTTCAGTTAAAGTAAATAATGTAGTAATGATTAATGGAAAAAGAAAGTTATGAGTTGTATCAGAAATTATTAGAGTGTGAGGATGTGCCTATGAGGGCGATAGGATCGTTAAGTTTGGATGATTACTTTAGATTAGTGGAGGGGATCTTTTCTGCCAAGTGTATGGATTACTTTGGAAATACTGCAGTTTATTCTATGTTTAGGAAGTTCGAGGTAATTAGACAAGATTTATTCAAAGATCAACCCTCATTTATCTTAATCAATCACAGTATCAATAATAAGATTAACCTAAAGGATTACTTAAATATCCCTAGGACTTCCAGCTTTATTAATATTGTAAACAGCACCCTTAATATTGTGAGTGGGGAAAATAAGCTTTTGGTGAGTAATTTGTTCGCTATAGACAGTAAAGTTAATATAGACAACCTAATCTTTTCTGAGGTAGCTTACACCTTACTTAATAGAACTGAGTTAAATATAGATCACAAGAGGAGTTTTCCAATTTGGGGAGTAGTGAGGAATTTTCTAAGGTTTTGGGATGAAGACGACTCTACGTATTACTCCCGCCAGTATAGGATTGTTGGAGATAGTTGTAGTTTGTCCATAAAGTCTAGTGTATATATTGGTAGTAATTGTGACTTCTATTTTCTCATACCAATCTTCTCTTGCAATAATAAGATAAATATCGACTTAACTAATTTCAAGCATGCTGCAGTTAAGGTTAAGTTTTATGACAGTGCGGAAAACAACGAGATTAATATTATAGCAGACTCAAGGAGGGTTACAATAGAAGGTAATGATGGTATTTTTAAACTCGTAAATAAAATAACATTAAACGGAGAAAATTATGAATAGAAAAGAAATAACGAGAGAGCTACTTCAAATGGAAAATCTATATGACAAGTGGCTGGAGAATGCGAAAACGTTAGATAGTGACGGGAGGTTCTTTGAGGAGGTTTTCTATTTACCATTACAGAGTGAGTTTGATATTAAGCACCTCTATAAGTATTTTAATAAGGGAGAACTTCTGATTAGTAAAAAGGAACTCTGGCCGCTAATGCATAAACTTCCTATAGTTACTGAGTCTTATTCTGTAGTTAATGGAGAGGGAAATTTTGAAGAAAGAATTGGGAGGCATGTAATTTGGGTAGAGCGACTTCATCTGAGTAATTGTAATTTTGATAAACTCTTCCTAAGCTCTAATAAGTATGTGATTGATTTGCTTTTGGGAGATAGTAACCTTAGGATACATAAGTTTGACATGATTAAATCCTCGTGTGTCTTAGGCTACAACTCAAACCTAACTATAGAGAATGAAACCACAGATATAGAGGATAATTTAGTGATGAAGTATTCGATTAATGGAAGACGCTATTTCCCAAACACCCTAAGTATCTCATCTAAAGTTCCTGTTATGTCTAAGTTAAAGTTAAATATCAGAATTGAAGGGGATAATAATACAGTTAAAATAGATCTGAGAAACTTTAAAAATATGTCAGTAGTGATTAGTTTTAGTACAACAGCAGTGGGAAATGAAGTGGAAATTATAGGAGCTAATGAGAAGAACCTAGTAGTAATTGAAAAGGAAACCTCACTGAAAAACAACACATTAATAGAGAGATGAGTAAGTTAAATACAAAACCTATAATAAAGCAGCTTCTTGAGAGTGAGGAGTTTGAGTTGGGTTCATTTAGTGGGTTTAAGGATTCTAAGAGTGATTATGAATTGGTTGAGAGGCTTAAGAATAGATTTGAGACTACAGGTAAGTTTAAGAAGTTATTTGAAGAGAATACAGTGGTTACTAGGTCTTATGATTGGGGGGGGTCTGACTTCCTCTTACTAAACATGCACGGTAAACACAAAGCCTCAGAGGTGGGGATACTTAATGGGAGAAGTGTGGATGTAGGTTATAGTATTGTTGATTTAGAATTGGACCTTAAAGATGACGCTACTTTTACCTCAGATTTGCTAGTTTCTAGTAGTATTCTAAGATTAGACAGATTTGACTTTGTTTCAGCTGCATATTTTGTTTGGTACTATTCAGTCTTAGAGATAAACCAACGTAAGCCTATGAGACCGGGGAAATCTTGGTTTGAGTATAGGTTATTTTGTGATAGTAGCTTAGTTATTTCCTCTGAGGTTATGGAGACTGCTAGATGTACTTTTAATATAGAGATTAGAGGGAACGCTGTTATAGTTGACTTAGACTTTACAAACTTACCTAATGCTTCTATTGTGATTATTGGAGGTTCTGGTGAGAGGTTTAATGATTGTGAAATAAAAATAAAGCACCCAGATCGATCTAGAATAACAATAAAAGATTTGAACCCAATGAGTAATAAAATAGAAATAAATGGACAAGTTAAAATTCCTAAGCATCGTCAGTGAGAAGTGTAGTAGGGAAGAGTTGTTAAAAGTAATGAAACTAAGAGACACACGTACTCCATACTTCTTTGACGATACATACCTACTTACTCGAGACTCCTTAGATTGGGGAACTGACCTGAGAGATTGTTTTGATGCCGGGGAAGAAATTAAGGTGTCAACTCTGTCCAAATATATCATGTATCCCAACTACCGAACGTATAACTCAGACAAAATTCTATCAAGTAATGTGCAGATATTTGGCGGTAGTTGTATAATTCATAAAGTTCAAACCAAAGAGATTCCCTACAGTATGAAGTTTATTGGGGCGGATGTTATTTCAGATTCCTTATTTATAGCCTCCAGTAAGTATGTTCTAAAGGGGGCAAGCCTTGGAATAAAGGATAAGGCATCTAAGTGGACAGATTTTAGGCATGTGGTATCTTTTAAATTTGAAGTAGGAAAACCAAGTAATCTTTATGTTGACTCTGATGTTGAGAATAGTGTGACAGAGAAGATAAAAATCGTAGTTAGAAGTTCTGGAAATGAATCTACAATCGACCTCGAGAAGTTTACAGCAATGACTGAAGTTACAATAGAGTTTGAAGACGGAGTTGTAGGTAATTATTTAGAGTTTACAGGAGTTTCAGATAGGATTAATTTTGAAGTTAGTGGAGATGTTGGACAAAATAAACTAAGAGTAAGTGGATAGAGAAAAGTTATATAAAGCATTACTAGAGGACGAAGCATTTAAAAGTAGTTCTCTAGATGTCCTCACTAAACATATACAAAACGCTCACCCTAGTGTAATTGTTAACTTTATTTCGAGAGATCCAGTTGATTTTAGATTAGGTGGGAAGATAAGTAGGTGTTTTGAGTGGGATGAAGAGCTTAGTGAGTATGGAAGTGAGGTTAAGTATTTTGCTAAGGTTACGAGTAATAATTATGCAATATTCAACACTAGACAGATTAAGTATTTCTCCAGTAAGTTTAGGCTAAAGGATGGATTTCAAGGATTGTACTCAGTGAAGAATGTTGACTTATATGGATCTCAATTAATAACCACAACTCCACCTTCTATAACATGTCTCTCACTAGAAAGTTACTCTAAGGCAGTTATTAATTTAAAAGAGCGAAGTAGATATGGTGGGGTTGAGTTAAGTGAAATATCTTTAAAGGGAACCGAAACTGAGTTGAATCTAGAAGCTGAGGTGGAGGATGAAGTTAAAGGAGGAGATTTTTACTTAAGGATTACCGGGGAGAATAGTAGAGTTGAATTAGATCTTAGAAAATTAAAAATAAATAAACTCGAGGTATTCTTTAATCACTCAGGCCCTAACCATCATATTCACCTTAAAGTAAACCCAGATACTAGAGTTAACTTTGGTTTCTGGAATGGTGATCCTAAAGGTGTGAAGGTTATTATTGAAGGTGGTGGTAGTATAGTGAATGCAAGTGAGTTAATTAATAGTGGGGTGGAGTATGAACAGAGGTAAAATAATTAAAGCGTTAATGGAGAATGAGGAGTTGAGTTATGAGGATTTGGCTGAGATTTCTAGATATGAAGGTTATTCCCTCAAGCCAGACTCCTTTGTTCGTTGTTTATCTAAGTTTCATTCGGTTGATTTTAGATTAGGGAGCGCAGTTAGTGAGTGTTTTAGTGAAGGTGAATTATTAAGTGAGGAGTTTCAATCAGAGTGGTGTTTAGCGAGAGTAATTAGTGATGCATATGTTATCCCTTTTAAAGATGAGATTACTTTTTATTCCAGTGTATTTACCTTAGATCCAGACAATCAAAGTAAACATCCTATTGAAAACATTGAGCTAAACGGATCTGAGTTAACTACAATAATTCCACCACCTACAACAGAATTAATAATAAAGGACTACTCTAAGGTAAACCTGAACTTAACTAAAAAGAGTAGAGGCGGTATGCATTTATATCGTATTTCGGTGGGAGGTAATAATTCTGAAGTTGTTATGAATGCTGAAGTTGAAGATAGAGTTAGAGAGGGTGAATTTGTGCTTAGAGTTACAGGGGGAAGCAATAATAAAGTAGAGTTAGACCTTAGAAACTTAAAACTAAAACTCTTCAAACTCTACTTTCACAGATCTGGAATTAATAACTATATACATGTGAAGCTAAATAAAAACACTGACGTTAAATCGATGTACTTAGATTGTGAGACGGAAGGAGTTAAGATTATTATAGAAGGTGGAAAGGATATAGATGTGTATGATTTAGTGGATAACAAGGTAGATTATGAGGTGATATGAATAGATATAAATTAATAAAGACCCTACTTGAACATGAAGAGAATTTAGATTTAGACGACTTGAAAAACCTTAATAGTTCCCTCCATGACTTTGATTTCTTAACTAGGGTCGATGCAGAGTGTCAGGAGTTAGATTGGGAGAGAGGTGAATTTTTAAGTAAGTGTTTTAGTATGAATGAGGTTTTGCATGTACGTGGTGGTTTCTTTATGAGTGGTAATTTCTTAAGAGGTCATCACTATAAAACAATAAGACTGATCAACTATAGAGGCAAACTTCCAAGTGACTTAGTGGAGCGTAATGATGAGAGTTTGGATATTAGGGCTTCAGAGGTGGATCTTGAGAAGTGTAGAGATTATATCCAGTCTATTATAGTTAGGGGAAGTAAGGTTGAATCAGATACTACTAACAAAACAGGACTATGGATGATAGATTCTAAGAGTGATGTTAAAATTGTTTCTAGATCTGACCACCCTCCTATGCAAACGGTTCTAATAAAAGTAATGGGAGACAATTCATCTATCTTATTCGGCTCAACGGTTAAAAGAAAAGAAGCCCAGTGTGTTAATATTGAGATCTTCGGGAATAATAATAAAATAGGAATCGATCTGGATAACTTTGGAGATAAGTCTAGAGTTGAGCTTAGATCTTTGCACTCAGCTGAGGGAAACAAGATAGTAATTAGAGGAGTTAGACCAGATTTGATTTATGCAGGCGAAGGAGTAGAATATGAAATTAGATAATACAAAGCGAACTGAGATTATTAAAAGACTCTATGAAGAAGATCACCCAATTGAAAGAGTTAATCAAATTAAAAATTATACGGACGAGTGGAATGATCTTGGATTTTTAAAGAATCTAATTAACTTGGTGAATCTTGATTGGAGACCTAATAGTTGGATTTCTGGTATGTTTAAAGATCAGCAGGTATTTGAAGGGGAGGATATGTGGTGTATCGATGAGCTTATTATAGTTAATGCAAAAGGTACTCAGGTATTCCAGTTCTATGGCAAATTTAAAAGAATAACCTTCCTCTGTTCCGACTTTGAAACTACAACTACATATGGAAATAAGAAAGTAAATAAAGTTATGCTCTATGGGTCAACTCTAGGGACTAACAGCTATATCCCGGTAGAATCTTTAGAATTACACTCAAACTCAGAATTAAATATAGATATAGCTGAAGAGAACACTCCTTGGTCACTTGGGTATGTTAACTCTTGGGAAGGTGGTAAAATTAATGTAAGGAGTAGTGTAAGAGTTGATGTAAATGGTTTCAAGGTGTTTTTACATAGAGCTTCAAATGAGGTGGACTTAGACTTAACTAACTTCAACTTCACTGGGTCATTTAGGATATCTTTTGTAGGAGAAGGGAGTAGTAATAATAAGGTAAAAGTAAAGTTGAACTCAGGGACTCGGTTTGTAGTTGATGCACTTGATATGGGAGAAGGAAATGAATTAACTATAGAAGGAGGTAGAATTGATGAACACTTAAGTAAAATAGGAGAAAAGTTAAAATATGAATGGAGAGGATAAGAAAAATTATATAGAGTTGTATACAGACGGCAGCTATGATATGAGAAAGAAAAGAGGTGGCTGGGGTTGTTATATGGAACTGAATTTTAGTAAGAAAGGGTATAAGAGGCTATATGGAAAAGAGGAAGGAACTACTATTAACAGATTAGAACTCTTGGCTGCCATTAATGGACTTGAATATCTAACAAAGCATAGGTTCAATAAATTCCCAACCACCCTCTACACCGATTCCCAATATGTAGTAGATGAGATAAACCACAGCAGCAATTTGGATTTATGGGAGAAGTATGAAGAACTAAAGGAAGGTTTTGAGGATTTGAAGATAGAGTGGATGAAAGGACATGAGGAGGAGAAAAATGGAAACACTATCGCTCACTACCTCAGTAAAAAATACAAATACGACGAAAATGACAAAAAGAAAAAACAATTATGAAAGGATGCCTTAGTGAATTCGGGAGGTTTATCTTATTCTTGGCTTGTGTTGTACTATTTGCAGCTATAACAGGAACTAAAGCGAATCTAATGATGTCAGCCCTATGTTACCCATTGATTAGGTTAATTGGGTTGAAACTTTGGGGGGGGG